CGTCTTGGCACCGGCACCTTCGACGCTGGCGTTGACGCCGGCAGTGCCCGCCGCGCCAGCGGTACCGCCGACGATCAGCGACGCCGGCTGCCCGAGGTCGAGCGGCTGCGGCGTAGCGGCCGTCGACGTGGGGAACGCCGTCACCTGCGTCACGAGCTGCACGCGCGTCTGCGCGCTCGTGGCGTTGTCCGAGAACGAGACCTCGACCTTGGTGATCTTGATCTCCTTCAAGCCACTGGCCGGAGGCCGGATGAAGGCGAGCGTCGTTGCGCCCGCGACGGTCAGGTTGGACCCGACGACTGTGTACTTGCGTGCCATTGTCAGTACTCCGTGAGGTTGCTTGGCGACTCGCCGTAGTCACCGATCTGGACCACGTCGAGCCAGAAGGTTTCGCCCGGACCCAGCGTGTAGCCGGCCGCCGAGCACTCGGCCGCCGAGAACTCTACCCAGCGATCGCGCAGCGCGCGCGCGCCAGTGCTGCGCGACGTGATCGTGCGGCGGTAGACGATGGACGCGCCCGAGGCGTGCCACAGGTCGAAGCGGTACGCCTCGTACGGTTCGTCGAGCGGATAGGGCCCGACCCAGCCGAGCGGCATCGCCAGCCGCGTCCAGTGGTTCACGGTGAAGCGCACCGACGTCACGCCGTTGATCGCCTTCGTGACGTCGCGCACCGGGAACGGCAGCACGTTGCGCCACTTCGCGACCAGCGACACGGACGGCGTGTCGGACACGTCCTCGCCAGGCGCGACGAAGCGGTACTCCTGCACCGGCTGCGTCTGGAGCCCGGCGCAGTCCAGCCAGAGCCCTTCGAGGTCGGCCAGCGACGAGACCATCGTGATGCGCGCGCCGGCCGCATGGTCGACGCCGCAGCCAGCGATCGTGCCGCGCAGCCCGCGCAGCAGCGTGCTGAGCGTGTAGCGGCCGACGCCGGTCTGCGTGACCGTGCGCGCGGCGAAGATCTCGACGCCGCCGTCGCTCTCGATGCACCACCAGCCGAAGCCGTCCAGCACGTTCTGCACGCTCAGCGACACCAGCGGGATCAGTCCAGTTCCATCCAGCACGATGTCGACCGTGTTGACCGTGTCCCAGGTGAGCGCGCGCATGCCGTGCGTCTCGCCCGGCGGGCCGGACTCCAGCAGCGTCTCCGTCACGCCGACCGTGGCCTGGTACGACAGCGTGCCGACCGCGCTCCAGTTCGCGCCCGCGTCGATACTGCGGTAGACGGTGCAGCCTGACCACGTGCCGCCGCCGGTCGGCCCGCCGCACAGCAGCAGGCCGGGCGTGCGCGCGTCCACGTCGCGCAGCGGCGGCAGATCCAGCACGCGCCCGACGATCGGCGCGCTGCGTGCCGGCGGCGTCAGCACGCGCCCGGCGGTGCTCTGCACTGGCGACCCGTGCACGGCCAGGTCGGCCTGTTCGGTGACGCCCTCGATCTGAACCTCGAAGTTCGCGCCGGTCGTGCGCCGCAGCACGCGCACGCTGAAGTCGTTGCCCTCGTCGTCGGTGAACGTCAGCACGTCGTTCTCCAGCACGTCGAGGTAGGCCGCCGGCAGCCGCAGCCGCACCGTGCGCGCGGCCACGTGCGCGCGACGCATCAGCGTGGCCGCGAGGTTCAACGTCTGCCGCTGCGTCAATGCAATGTGGTCGAGGTTGAAGTCGCGGCGATTCTCGATACCCAGCGCGCTGGGGAACCTCGTGCCGAACACCTGATAGCCGTCGCCGTAGAAGTTGTCGACGTCCTGGTGCGTGATGCCGATGCTGCTTGGCACGTCGTCGTAGCTCGCGTCGCCGAACTCGAACTTGCCGTCGCCGTCGCCGACGTTCATCAGGTCGGAGAACACTGCGCCGTTCTCGATCGCGACCACGTCGCTGTCGTCGACGTGGAAGAACGACAGCACGCCGTCGCGGTCCTGGCACGCGAGCTGGCCGGCGACCAGCAGCGACTGGAGCGCATTTGCGCCCTCCATGACGCCGCGCAGGTACATGCCCTCGAACACCTGCGCCGGCACGCCGCTGACATCGACGTGCGCCGCGTCGAGACCGAAGTGCACGCAGACCTCGCGCACGGCCTCGGCCCAGGTCAGCACGTAGTCGATGTCGATCAGCGCCTCCAGCTGCGGCGGCACCGCGCCGCCGAACATCGTGCAATCGAAGTCGTCCAGCACCTGATACGCGGTGCCTCGGTAGCCGGGCACGCTGTCCGCGCCCTCACTGGCGACGATGGTCGGGTCCGGGTCCTGCGTGAGCAGGCCAGCGTAGTAGTGCTGCGCTGGAACGAAGCTGTTCGGCAAGATGCCGAAGGTGAAGTTGCTGGTCTTCTTCGCACGCACTCGGCTGCAACTCGACGACGTGCCCCACACGAACGTCTGCCACTGCCAGATCGTGTATGGGTCGGGCTCCGGCTTCAGGAAGATGTTGCGCGTGGTCGGCTCGTAAGCGATCACGGTCCACTTGGTGACCAGCGGCTCGGCGGGAACCCAGCCGTTGACTGGACCGTCGTAGAACTCGACCACCACCTCCTCGCCGATGCTGAACACCTTGTCGCCAGGGATGCCGTAGTCGTTCTGGATCTGGATCGGGTTGTAGGCACCAGTTTGCGGCCACGGCGTGGCGCGGTGAAACGCCACGTTGTCGTCAGCACGCAGCACCTCGGCCGGACTGATGGGCGTGCCAGCCGTTGCCGACAGCGTCAGCAGGCTCTGGTTGCTGTACGTGCTGAGCGTGATCGAGGACGGGGTCGACGTGTGCCCGACGACCGCCGTCACGCGCCACAATCCGCGATTGATGTCGATCGTGCCGCCAGCGATCACGAACCCTTGCAGCGCACAGACATCGTCGACCTTGAACTTGTCCGTCCAGTCCGGCTCCTCGGTGGTGTGCATCGTCAGCACGAGCTTGCCGGCGACGTTCGCAACCGACATCTGGCTGGTGCGGATGCTGACGAGCTTGCGCTCCGACCAGTAGATCAGCTTGCCCATCGCGATCATCTGGACCACGCCACGCGTCAGCCGGTCGTTGACGGCCAGCGCGCAGTCCACGAACACGCGCTGCTGCTGCGTGCCAGGCGATCCCTTCGGCCCGCGCGTGTTGGTGGTCACCAGCCGCTTGTCCCCGTGCCAGATCGTGTGCACGGGCACGCGCACACGCCGCCCCAGTGCCCAGATGCGCGGCTGGCTCGCGGCGTTGTTGTTGTACGGGAGCCCGACCAGACGCGGCGACTGCGGATTGTTCGACTGCCTGTTCAGCGCCGCAGCGAACCGCGCGTCCATCAGCGCGCCACCGATCAGCAGCGCGGAACCGACCACCAAGCCGAACGGGCCCATGGTCGCCGTCATGCCGGCCCAGCCACCGGCCGACGCGATGACGCCGCTCGCGATCAACGACGCCACGGTGCCACCTCCTTCAGCCGCCAGCACCCGGCGATCGCCAGCGACGCCGGCAGTGGCTGCTTGACGACCCAGCCCGTGTTCTGCTTCGCGTGCACGATCCAGTCGCGGCGCGTGTCGACGTGCACCAGCACGCCCAGGTGCCGCGACTCGCCGGCCACGAAGAACGTCAGCACGTCGCCGGCCTGCCGATCCTCGCGCGCGATCGGCGTGGCGATCTGGGCGAGGCGGTCGTGCAGTCCGCTGGGCATGTTCCCGTAGTGCTCGACGCGGTCCTGCACCTCGACGCCGCACGCGCGCAGCGCGCAGACCAGCACGCCGACGCAGTCCAGTGCCACGCCCAGCAGGCGACCGTGCGCGCCGAACGGCGTGCCGACCGTGGCCTGGACCGCTTCGAGGAACTGCGCGCGTGCGATCATTCGGCCGGCTCCATGATCTGCGAGGCACTGGGCTCCAGCGGATTGCCGCCGAAGTTCGCGCCGTTGTTCACGTGCACGCGGTACGTCGAGCCAACGCCGGGGTTCGTGGTCCAGTTCGGCGTCACGGTGAACGAGGTCGCGTCGTTGTCCGTGATCCGGCGCGACTGATTCGAGCCAGTCCCGGTCTCGATGATCAGGTGGCTGCCGATGTGCGCGTCCGGCGTCATCATCTGCGCCGCATCGGTCAGCGTCGAGGAAGTTGATCCGGTCGTCGTTCCGTTGGTGGTCCACGCTGAAGCTGACGGGAACTTCGTGCGGCACGTGCTGAACTGCCCATCGCAGCCGACTCGCACAGTGCACTTGTCGCCGACAGCGATCGGGAACGGCGTGGGAACCAGCAGCTTCACACGTGCACCAACGTGCACGTACTGCGCGATCGGCGACACGAAGCCGACGTTGTCGCCCGTGGTCCACTCGACCTCGCCGTTCCGATACTCGTCGTCGACCCACGGACCCGGCCACGACGATGAGAGCATCTGCACGTCCATCCTGTCATTGTGGACCGTCTGCACCTCGACGTTCGTGACGGTCCATGGCAGGACGATCGCGTAGCACGGGTGCGTGCCCGTGGTGGTGCCCAGCACCTTCTGGCACTTCTCCGACCAGACGCCGCCGACCGCGCCGCCGACCGGCCGCGTCAGCACCTGCGACCGTGCCTCCAGCGTCGCGACGAACGCGGAGCCGGACCACTTGACGAACCGCACGAGCTTCTGGTGCCGCGAGATCACGAGCCACGGCGCGCGCCAGTCGACGATCGCGTGGTAGACCTCGGCTCCTCGGTAGCGGTCGCCGAGCAGATCCGGCAGCAGCACGGTGGCGTCGTCGATCACGCCGTGCAGCTCCTGCGAGGCCGTGCGCGCGGCGCTCTCGCGCGACTCGGCGGCCATGCCGGCCACCAGCATCGGTGCGTAGGTGACGCCCTCGAACGTCAGCGCACGGTCGTGGTCGGTGAACGCAACCGTCACGCCGTCGCGGCGCACGATGCGCACGAGGTTGGCGGGCCGCTTGCCTCGGTGCCGCCGCCAGAGCTGCGTCGCTGCGTCTCCGGGCCGCGTGGTCATCAGAACGTCACCTCCGCGCCGACGATCGTGCCGGCCACGATCTTGGTCAACGTCGCGCCTGTCCACCGCTGGATCGCGTCGCCCGGCTCGCCGCCGTCGCCGTACGGCACGGGCCCTGGTGTCGAGTACATGCGACCGGGAGTACCGCGCTGACCCGGACCACCGCCAGGACCACCTGCGTAGTAGCCGAGACCGCCGCCGCCAGCGACGTAGAGAGTGCCCGGCAGCCCTGCGGTCGCACCGCCGCCGGACCCTGCGGCACCGCCGAAGCTGGGCACATAGCCGGCACCGCCGCCGCCGCCGCCGCCTGCCTGTAGAGGCTGCAGCCATGGGTTCGTTCCGCCGCCGCCGCCGCCGCCGCCACCGCCGCCTTGGATGATTCCGCCGTTGATCAGCGCCGTGTTCATCTCGATGCGCAGTCCAGCGCCGCCGGGCCCTCCACTGAACGCGCCCGTGATCCCGCCCGTGTCGCTACCGCCCGCGCCGCCGTCGCCGCCGCGCCCGGCGATCGTCGCCCCTGCCTCGAGGATCAGCAGCAAGGTGCTGCCGGCTGGCATGATGTTGGTCGCGAATCCCCAGTCGAGCGAAGTACTACCGGCACCGAACGTCACGTCGGCACCCAGGGTGACCCGCGCAGCAACTGGCGACGTGCCATCCCACCCGATCGACAACAGATGCCCGCGCAAGTTGAACGAGTTCCGATCGTCGTCGAAGCGCAGGTCGTAGACCACGCGCCCGATGGTGACGCCGCCGGCCAGTGCCGCGCCGACCGTCACCTGCACGACCCACGTGCCGGCGAGCGTGCCGTTGGCGATCAGGTAGCAGTCGGCCACCTGATTCGCGGTCAGCGTCACCAGCATGCCGCCCGCAGCGTCCACGAGGTTGAAACTGCGCGTGACGTGCACCGTGATCTGCGAGCCCAGCGCGCAGTCCCTGGCGTCTGGCAGCCACACGTCGTAGCCGTCGAGGTCCGCCGACAGGCTGAACAGCCGCGCGCCACCGATGCCGCTCGGTGCCGGCAGTTGGAAGTCGCCGGTGACGGCCAGCGCCAGTGACTTGCCGTACTGCTCGTCGTAGGCCGTGCGTGCCATCAGTAGACCAGCCACGTCGCCGTGGTCCCTGAGATCACCAGCGCGACCCGCTTCGTGCTGTTCGCGCTCAGCGCGCTGCCGACCGCCGTGCCGGCGTCGTTGCGGATCTGGATCGTGCCGCTCGAGGTCGCGTCATTGTGGATCACGAAGATGTCGCCGCCGGGGAAGTAGTCGGGCGACGGCAGGTAGAGGCTGATCCCGCCGCCGACCGTGTGTTTGACCGAGTGCACCTTGCCGTCTGCTGCGGCGATCGTCAGCGAGCCAGTGACCACGTGCGCCTTGCTGCCGCCGGGGAAGAACACCTCCGGCCACTCGACCTCGTCCAGCACCTCGATCGCTTCGAGGCTGTCGGCGCTCCACGACTCGTAGGCGTCGGCGCGCAGCTTGGCCCACGCGTCCACGTCGGCCGCGAACCGCACGGGCACGTCGAACTCGAAGCCTGCGGTGACAGCGACGCCGAGTCCCGGCGCGGCCGACAGCGTGACCCAGCCCGTCGCGTCCGGGCCGGAGAACGTGGCCGTCACGCCGGCCACGGCGACCACCGTGGTGCCGGCGACGGGCAGCCTGATCGTGCGCGTGTATGGCTCCGGCCCGGACTCGTCGTAGACCTTCAACAACCGGAACCGCGTCGTCGTGCCGTCGCCCGTGCCGATGCGCTGGTCGAGGTTGGTCGGTGCCGTGTGGCCGTCCGCGTTCGACGTGAAGTCCAGCGTGTCCTTCAGCCGCCACGAGTGCAGCGCGCCGCGCCTGCCGATCGCGAACTCCTTCAACTCGATCGCCTGCTCGCGCGTCTGGATCGCCTTGGTCGGCGCGTAGCGGTGCCGCGCCTGCGACTGGCGCTGCAACCGGTACTCGTGCCCGCTCGCGGTCTGTTGCACGATGGTCGCGAACCCGAAGCCGAACACGCTGCCATAGGACAGGTCCTCGGGAAGTCGCACGTTGTGGAAGGCCATGGCTTACGGCTCCGGTCCTGGGAGGTTGATGTTGCTGCCACTGCCGCCGCCGGCACCGGCACCGCCGCCGAAGCTGTTGAGGAACGTCTGCGTCAACTGCGTGGCCGCCGTGCGGAAGCCCATGCGCGCGAGGTCCGCGAGCAGACCGGCGAGCAGCTGCTTGGCGCTGCGCAGGCCCAGCGCGAAGTCGGCCGCCGCGTCGCCCAGGTAGCCGCCGATCTGCTGGCTGAGCCGCGCCATCTCGCGCATGCGGTCCATCGAGGCGCGCTCAGCCTCGGCCTGTCGCTCCTGTTCTTCCTGTTGCCGCCGCCGAGCGTTCTCGTGGTAGAGGCCCCACCGTTGATCTTCGCTCATCAGCGGGCCGTACTGCGGCAGGAACATCGACGGTTCGGTGCCGGACAGGAACGGCGGGTTGCTCGGCGCTGCAACACCGAATCTACCGGCGTCTCGTTCGCTAGTTCCGTGCCGCTGCGCGTATGCCTGGAGCAGCGCGAAGAACTGCTCGCGTTGCATTGGCGCTGCCGGTGCTGTCGCCGGCCATTCACCACCGAGC